AGCATCAACCATAGCGCCACCTGATCCGGCACCGTCTGAGTAGATAGCTTTGGTCTGGCCATTCGGGACTGTGACAGTCGCGCCAGAACCTTGCTTGATGATGATGTTCTGTGACCCGGAAGTGGCATTTTCTATGAGCCACAGCTTGGAGACGGTATTCGGGCCTATAGTGATGGTGCAAGCAGAGTCTAAAGTGCCAGTGTACTTGAGGAAAAGACTGCGGCCAGGGTCAGTAGAACCATCAGCAATAGTAGTAGTGTGCGTGTCGGCATTAGTTGTTATTGCCTCCGTGCCGAAAGAAAATGCTTCAGCAACTAACGATAAATTTGTATTTGTGCTCGTGCCCCAAGTTCCTGATTCGTCCCCGGTGGCGATTTCTTTGAGCCGTAAGTCGTTGGTATAAACTGCCATTTTAAGCTACCTCTTCCCAATTCGGTGTTTGACTATCATCAACATTTGACCAGCTTGGTGTTTGACTGTCATCAACATTTTGCCAGTTTGAGTCTTGGCCTGGAATAATTTTTCCCCACACCAGTGCGCCGCCAACCAAGCCAGTAGCAGACACACCTGTAGGAACAACATCAGCCGCTGCAGTCGCAGTGACAGTTCCAATCGCTGATGTTCCTTCAACCCCCGTAACGCTGATGTTGTTGTCGCAAGATACCGATATGGTGCCAAGCGCAGACGTTCCTTCCAATCCAGTAACAGAGACATTTGCGGCAGCGTCAGTTGTGATAGACCCGACTGACGCCGTTCCAGAAACGCCTGTGACAACGGCTGTGCTTGCCGCATCAACTGTGATTGAACCAATCGCAGACGTTCCGACATTGCCTGTAACAGCTGCTGTGGCCGCTGCAGAAACAGTGACAGAACCGACACCGCCTGTTCCTGCGACTCCTGTAACATCTGTATTAGCCGCTGCCGCAACGGTAACTGAGCCAACTGCGCCTGTTCCAGAGACTCCTGTAACTGAAGTGTTGGCTGCTCCTGATATTGATACGGAACCAACTGCCCCAGTTCCTGATACGCCCGTAGGAACGACGCTTGCACCTGCTGTAACAGTGACTGATCCAACCGCGCCTGTTCCAGAAACGCCTGTGACAGATGTTGTTGCTGCTGCCGCGACTGTAACGGTGCCAACCGCACTCGTGCCAGCAACGCCTGTAACCGATGTGCTGGCATCTGCAGATATCGTGACCGAACCAACTGCTGAAGTCCCTGCGACACCCGTGACGAGAACTGGGGCCTCTTCGCCCCATGCGCCCTCACCCCAAGTGCCTCTACCCCAGCCAGTAACATTCGCCACACGTTAGATCCTATGCGATGCGAATGATCGCGTTTGACGCATCTGCTGCAGGGAACTGTATGGTGAAGTCACCAGCCGTTGATGTCTTATCACCACCAAAATCCAACGCGCATACAGCTGGATCACCAGAAGCGCTGTCATTGAATATAAGTGCCCCCCTGGCAGTCACTGTTGCATTTGAAAATGTCAGGTCTGCAAAATCTGTAAAAGCCGTAGTGCCTGATGTGGTTGGATCTACACGAGTCAAAGAAGCACCTTTTGCGGTGTAGTTTGTACCGCTCACTTCATTTGATGTTGTATACGCAGTTGTGCCAGCACCTAGGCTTGCGGAGCTTGTATACAGCGCGAGATTAAACGTGCTGCCTCCAGAGTTTTTAAAATTATGAACCGCTTCCATAAGTTCTTGTTTAAAACTAGTGCATAGAGCCGTCGTAATAGCCATTAGAGCCTCCTAATTATTTCAGCCACATCTTCGTGGCCTTGTCGGTTTAATTCGTTAATAAGCGTCGTTCTGTCGCTCTTAATCGCCTCTCTCATATAGTATGCAATTAACTTCAATACAGCATCTTTAAATGCAACAGCTTGTTGAGCGATGATTGGATGACATTCTTCTCCAACACTGACAATTCTGTCAGATAACGTCTTTGCCCAAAAATCCACATCATGTCCTTTGAACTCTGTGGTTGCCACAGATACGGTTCCTATCTCGCTTTGTTGCTCACTAAAAAACATTATTATGCTCTGCTGATGTCGTACCTAGCTTCATCTCGTGCGCCATAGCCCTCGCCAAGGTTCTTCAACGCAGCAACAGCTGCAGTAAACCTTTGCTCATATTGCGCAACTTCCTCTGGAATCTTCAAAAATGTTGCAGCTTCAACCAAAGTTCCATACAGCAATGCATCAGGCGCATTGGTTGATAACCAAGTGGTGCCGCTGTCAGATCCTGCAGTCAATGAATCAGGTCTATATTTGTAGTGCAACTCAAATGTATATGTGCTGTCTGGCGTTGGGCCTAATATGAATGTCGTATCATCAAACAACGCATAATACTTTGGTGTACCAGTTGTTGCTGGGTTGGGTGTGTAGTCTCTAATAAACGAAACGTGCTTGAAAAGCAGATAGATGTAAGCGCTGCTTGATATAACTGCCAAGCTGTATGGTGCTAAGAAGTCTGTAGGCGTAGACAAGTATGTATTGCTTGCTGCAGCCGTGCCTGTGACGTTTTTTCTAAACACAGGAAGCTCTACATTCTTCAGAATGCGCTCTTCTGCTTCTTTAATAAACGTATCTAAGTCAGCGACAAACGTTGTCTCTGAAGTCTCACAGTAATCTTGAACTGTGGATTTTAGTGTAGCTAATGTAAAGCTCATGATATCACCACCGTCACTGTGCCTATTTCACCTGTAGCAGCATCTTGAGAAAACTCACTGCCTATCACATCTCCAGTGACAGACATCATGCTGTTTGCATCTATTGTTCGCACAACTCCTGCTCCTGCAACCACCCCAGGCGGAACATCTGGCCTAGGATGCCGCAATGCCTCTGGGTCTGCCAAATGACGCACAGGTTCTAGTTGCGGGTGTTTTGGCTCAAAACACTCTGAACAAACACGAAAACCATTCCACTCTTCTTGGAGTTGAGTGTATTTGTATCTAAAGCCGCATCGATCACATATGGCTAATGAATGTTTGCCAGATGCATAAGCCATTACGCTCGCCTATAAGATCTAATACCGGGTGCAATGTTTAGAGAAGCTCGATCCTCATCTTGATCTGCAGCCCGTGCAAACTCTTCTTCATAAAAAGCTTTGAGCATTTGAACACGATCTGGAGCTTTCTTCAGCGCAATGTAATACGCAAGACCAGCAGCCAAACAAGGATAGAACCTGAAAGGCGTATCCACTGTGTTTACAGATGCATCTGCATCTTCAATCCGAACCAATCTATTGATGATCACTTGATCAGTAGAGTTCTCTGATGCAGGCCAAATATATAGCCTGGGAGTCAGCTGCTTATCTAAGAACCATTGAGTGGGCCTAGCCTGAGTATCTTTATTTGGAATGTTCCAATACTCAGATCTGCCAATCTGACTCATCTGTATGTCAGTTGTTTCGCTGTTTTCTGTTCTACGCAGAACAACATCAAGAACATCAATCGTAGTCGCAGATAGATCAAGAAACTCATCACCAACTGTCAACGTCGTTGTCGAGTTTGTAACTGTCCATTGGTTAAGCCCTCTGTTTGCCCAATCAGCAAACAAAAGATTCAACGATCTGCGAGCCGTCACTGCGTCATAAGATGTACGCAACTCAAGCCCGCATCGTTCAAAAGCTTCTTCGATGAACTCAGCTACATCTGGTGTGAAGTCGCTGCTACCAGAGGTTGTCATCAGGTATAACTCTTGATTACTTCTAGAATTACCGTGTAGGTATCTCCACTGCTCGCACCGATTGTGGTGAACTGAACATCGCCAGTTTTACCACTGCCAGCGTTATTGGGTATGCCAGAGAACGGAGTGTAATCATGCATACCATTTGAGTCTGGAGACAACGCGATGATCAAAGTATCAGTGGTTGCGTCGTTTAAAAGCTGAACGCCCATGCCAACGCACTGCCACCATATCTTCGATATCGCTACCTCAGTGCAAGAATCACCGCCACTGTTTTTTGCAAGCGCGCTCACATCAATCTTGGTAACTGCGCTTTCGCCAGTGCCATCGCTGATGTTTGTGAACTTTAAAACAGCTTTGCGATTGTCATCCTGAATTGTTTGAGAAGTTACTGTATCAGCCATTTTTTCTCCTAGGCAAAGAGGGCAAAAGCCCTCTTGTTATAGCCACATGTCTATTACTGATCAGCAAACGCAGGAGCAGTGGTACTCGTAACATTTCCAAAGATTTGATAGTTAGTTGTGTCTATACCCATGATGGTTACATCAAAACCAGCAGGGACATTAAATTGAATGCTGCTGTTTGAGTTGCCATCAGAGAACACTGAGCTAACTTCATTACCGTCTGTATCTAGGAAAGTAACTCCACCGATGTAAAAGTTGGTGTTACCCGGAGTCACGATGATTGCATCAGTAGCGTCAGCCGCTCCACCTGCATAAACGAATCTGAACATTGATCCAGCAACTGGCGCTGGCAATGTGTAAGTGTTGTCTTGTCCGCCATCTGGCACCAACAAAACTCGACCACTGTGAGTGGCGTTAGTAAGAGTAACGTCGCCGTCTGAAAGGCTTACGGGAGCGCCCCCATAAGTAGTAATTTCTGTAATCGCACCGCTAGTTCCATCTTTGCTGATGGACTTAAATCCATTCTCTGATCGGACGGGGCCGTTGAATGTTGTATTAGCCATGTTGATCTCCTGTCTTGGCTATGTCAGGCGCGGGATGCACCTGTCAGGGATATGAGTTTTATACAGCAGAAAAAGAAAAGGGGCAACAAGTGCCCCTTTCTTTCAATGTTCCATGTGAAACATTAAGCGCCTTGTGATGCGAACACAGCGCGTGGATTACTGAAGCCGAAGCTATAACGCTCTCTGGCCTTGTAACGCACGTTACCAGTGTTGAAATCACCTTCCATAGAAGTGGCGATTGGGCTTCGCTCAAAGTGCTTGAAGCCATCTGGGCAGTCGGTCAAGACAAAGAATGCATCAGTGTCAGTCAAGAAATGGTTGACTGCGTAGCCTTGAGGCAGCAGACCCATGTTTCTGATTGCGTTGATGTCGTTGTCAGCCGTTTCTACTCGTCCGGGAGTTTCCAGCAAGCGATCCGCTACGAACTGAAGTTGAGGCGGAACAATCAGCTTGGTTCCTTGCAGAGCCAAGATCATGTTTCGATCATCAACAAAAGTCGAGATGCTGATCAATGCGTTCTCTAACGAAGTTTCGTTGAGATCTGAAAACGCAGAAGGACGGTTTGAGAAAGTGCCGCCACCAGCAAGAGGGTGATCAGTAGCGACAAGAGACTTGCCGTCACCGCCCAAGAAGCTAGAGCTAAACGCATTGTTCAATACGTTTGCAGCTTTTACTTGCTTAGTGTGTGCCATGCTACGAGCCAGCGCCTTCGTATAACGCGCACCAAGGCGGTCATACAAATTGTCTTCAACCGCTTCCTCGGTGAGCGCAAAAGCGAGCGCGACGGTCTCGTGCGTATATCGTGCGGTGAAACCTTCAGAAGCTTGGTCGTATGCAACGCCTTGCCCTTCAGATTTATCACGCGCATTACCAAAGCCTACGATCAGAACTTCTTCTTCAAACGCTCGGTCTGAAGATTCGGTTTCAAAGATCTCGGCGTGCTCGTTTTCATAACGAGCGTATTCCATGCCAAATAAAGCGTTGAGACCAGGCTCTAGCTCTTTGGCTAATTGTGCTCTTGAAATAGCCATTAGTTAGCCTCCTATGCTAAGCCCGCGCCTTTTTGGCCGAATATTGAGTTCTGAATAACAACGAGAACGTTGGTATTCGCCGTAGCAACATCTGAGTTTTCTGGGTCAGCAGAAATATCGATGGCCTTAATAGGCAATCCTGCAGTTGTTGCGCCAGTGGTGACATCAAGCTCTGCGCCTGAAATGCCTGTCACTGTGCTGCCAGAACTGGTGTACACGATGTCAAAGTTACCGAACAAGTCAGCGACTGGGAACGTGTCATCAGCTTGGATTTCGTACACAACATTCGGATCATCAATGATAAAAGCAATGATGTCTGAAGCGTTGGTGCTTGCAGGGTAAAAGTTGCTGAACACTTGTTCCTTGGTTGTAGGATCAGTGTATTGACAGCCGTTAAATACGCCAACGATAGGCACAGTGCCTCCGTCTGCGTGAACCTCTACCGTACCACCAGTTACTTGAGCAACCATATCTCCTTGGAAGATAGCAGTGCCATAGTTAGCGGCGATTCGATATCGGCTTTGTCCTCCGGTATAGGGCGCTCCCCCTATCATCCGTACTGGACGCATACCAAAAGCGGCATCTTGATTTGCCATTTTTGAATCTCCTAGTTAAACACAATCAAAAAGAGGCTACGATTTGTTGCCTCGGCCAAAAGATACCTGCGTCTTTCTCTCTTTTGAGATTGGCATTGCAGGGTGTTCATCGCGCATCAAGTCGTTATCAACAGCTTTCATTTGTTGATCGGTCTGTTGCGCGAAATAAGCATTTCGCTCTTCCACAGTCTCTTTTGGAATTTTGGTTAACATCAAACCACCGACACCGACTGTGCCTGCATGGTTACCATCATCGATAACAGGCAGGTCATAGCCTGACACTTCGCTTGGATGTACAGGTTCGTACCCCTCACGAAAGCGCATGTGCACGTTAGTTTTATCTGCTTCACCGCGTATGTGGGTTCTCACCCAACGATACTGCATTCCTTCAGGAGCCTCTGGAGTCTCCAATACTTGAGGTGGTGTCCATGGTTTTCTTGCAGCCTTAGTAGACCTAGAAGAAGCACCCCTTGGGGTTCTATTTGAACCTGCTGTTGTATTTTCTTCACTCATGAACTTTGTAACCTCATCTTTTGTTTTGCGTACTCTTTAAACGGAACCCCTAATTTTCTAGCAAGTTGCTGTTCGCTGGGGCTAAGTTTAACTTGACGATTATTTTGATTGCGTC